TGTTAAACTAAATCATAAAACTATAAAAGATACATTAGTAATGTCAAGATTATTTAACCCTGTCAGAGAGAATGGTCATAGTTTAAAAACTTGGGGATATGTTGTTGGTATGCCTAAAGCTCAACAGCCCGAAGATTGGGATAGTTACAACACTGATATGTTAAAGTATTGTCAGCAAGATGTAATACTAAATGAACGAGTATACAAAAAACTTCTCGTTGAAGGAGAAGGGTTCTCTGAGGAAGCTATTAATTTAGAACATTCAGTTGCTCCTATCCTTAAAGAACAAGAAGATAATGGTTTTGAATTTAATGAGAAGGAAGCTTTGTTATTAGTAGCCTCTCTTAAAGAAAGAATGTTTGAGGTTGAAAAGGAAGTTCAGAAAGTATTTAAACCTAAGATGGTAGATGTAAAATTAGTAACACCTAAACTTAAAAAGGATGGTACATTATCTAAGTCGGGTTTAACAGACTATGAATACGCAGAAATAAAAGCTTCCAACTTTATGAATCCTTTTATGAGAAAGAAACTTCAACCATTTAATCTAGGTTCTCGTAAACAAATAGGAGAATACTTAACAGACTTTGGTTGGAAACCAAATAGATTTACTCCGACAGGGCAACCTATTGTAGATGAATCTTCATTAGCTAAAGTAAAAAAGATCCCAGAGGCTAAACTAATAGCAGAGTTTCTTCTGTTACAAAAAAGAATAGCACAGATTGATTCTTGGATTATAGCAGTTGATAAGGATTCTAGAGTACATGGATTTGTTATACCTAATGGTACAATAACAGGAAGAATGGCACATAGATCGCCTAATATGGCTCAAGTTCCTAGTTCATCTAGTGAATATGGAAAAGAATGTAGAGCCTGTTGGACTATTAAAGATGGTTATAAATTGGTGGGTGTTGATGCTAGTGGATTAGAATTAAGAATGTTAGCACATTATATGGACAACGAAGAGTATACTAAAGAAGTTACTGATGGAGATATACATACAGCTAATCAAAAACTTGCAGGATTAAAGTCAAGAGATAAAGCCAAGACTTTTATTTATGCCATTTGTTATGGTGCTGGAGACCAGAAACTTTCTTCTATACTTGGTGGTAGTGTTAAAGATGCTAGAAAAGTTAGAGAACATTTTCTTGATAACCTTCCGGCATTCAAAAACCTTAAAGCAAGAGTTGGAAGAGCAGCTAAACGAGGATACCTTAAAGGACTAGATGGTCGTAAGATATTTATTAGAAATGATTATGCAGCTTTGAATAGTCTACTACAAGGTGGTGGTGCTATTCTAATGAAGAGAGCTTTAGCTATGTTAAATACTTTAATTAAGTTACAAACATTAGATGCTAAGTTTGTTGCTAACATACATGACGAATGGCAAATAGAAGTAAGAGAAGATTTAGCAGATTTTGTAGGTCAACTGGCTGTTGATTGTATACAGACTGCAGGTAATTATTATGAACTTCGCTGTCCTATGGACGGTGAATACAAAATAGGAGAGAATTGGAGTGAAACACATTAAAGATATAAGTAGAAAAGGAGACTTTGCAGAATACTATGCAGTAACTTGGTTATGGGATAATGGTTATGAAGTCTTTCAAAATTCAGGATGTACAGGTCCTATGGATATGATAGCTATAGATAAGAAAGGTAAAACTTTATTCATAGATGTTAAAACAGCACAGAAGGATGTGAAGAGTCCTAATCTAAGAAGTAAAAATCCATTAACTGAAAAACAAAAGAAATTAAAAGTTAAGATTTTATTATTTAATCCAGACACTAGAGAACTAAGGTTTGCGGAACAGAAGAAATGAAAAAGAAATTAGAAAATATAGTACAAGATATATATAAAGCAATCAAACCTCTATCAAAAGGAGATGGTCTTGACCTATCCGAAGAAGACATAAATCAGTTTGGTGAGGATATGAAAGATGCTGTTCGAGGATGGGCAGCAGCACAACCAAAAGACAAACCCACCTTACGCATGTCTAACATAGGTAAACCTGCTCGTCAGCTTTGGTATGATAGAAATTCTAAAATAAAAGCTAAAGATTTACAGGCTACACTGCTCATTAAGTTCTTGTATGGTCACTTACTAGAGGCATTGGTAGTGTTCTTTGTTAAATTATCTGGACATGAACTAACAGATCAACAGAAAGAAGTAAAAGTTAATGGTATTAAAGGACACCTTGATTGTAAAATAGATGGTGAAGTGGTTGATATTAAATCAACATCGGGATTTTCATTTAATAAATTTAAGAATGGTACACTTCCAGACTACGATAGCTTTGGATACATGTCACAATTAGCAGGCTATGAAGCTGCCGAAGGTACAAACAATGGAGGTTTCTTAGCTATCAATAAAGAAACAGGAGAATTATGGTTCTTTCAACCAGATGAACTTGACAAGCCTGATATAAAGACTAAGATTAATACGAGGAAAACTCAAATAAAAAAGTCTGAACCCCCTGAGTTATGTTATCAACCGATAGCAGAGGGAACTCAGGGTAACTTTAAGCTACCGAGAGAGTGTGTCTGGTGTCCTCATAAGCTTGAATGCCATGCAGACTCTAATAATGGACAGGGCTTGCGTATCTTTAATTATGCAAAAGGTCCTGCCTTTTTTACAGACCTAGTGGTAGAACCACGAGTACAGGAAATTACAGATGAATGGGAAGAAAGCTAAGTTAATTAGAAAACGAGCAGAACAACTACAGATACAGTGGATAAATAGTTTATTAACAGATGATGCTGATAAGATTACGCATGAAACTTTAAACAAAGCTCTGCCTGATCAAGAGTATTACTACAAGGGGTTTACTCTATATCTATCTTTTATGAACCATAAGTGGATAGAAAAAAGATTAAAGAAAAATATTAATTTAACTCTTGAAGAGTTATTAGAATCAAATGCCTCCTGATATACCTTTCCTTGAAGCTACCTTAGAAGATATTCTAGTATTAGTTGGAGGTGTGATTTACAGAGGTGGTGAGATGCAAGATATAGATGTAGAATTATTACTTCGTTTACAAGAATTACTTGATACAGAAATAGAATTTAAAATAACAGGGATTCCGAAAGGAACACAAATACATTGAGGAGAAATATGGATTACAAATTTCACGAAGACATTATATTAAAAGTAGCAAAAACTTATATTGATAATACTTATAATGAGCATTATGCTAATGGTAAGTATCAAGCAACTGATCTTATTGTTGATGCAGGACATGGAGAAGGTTTTTGTATGGGTAACATAATGAAATACGCAATGAGGTATGGTAAGAAGGACGGAAGAAATCAAATTGATTTGCTCAAATTAATTCATTATGCTATAATAGCCTATTACATAGGTGACAAGGAAGGACATTTTAATAATGAAACATGAATACTTAGGAATAAAGATTAACTACAGCAAGGATAATAAACTTGATAAGTTTAGTATTGATACTTTAAAAGATAGGTATTTTTGGACAGACGAAGAGAGTCCACAAGAAGCTTTTGCAAGAGCAGCAGTATTTGGTGCAACTTATAAAGGCAATATAGATTTTAATTTAGCACAGAGGTTATATAATTATGCATCCGATCATTGGTTTATGTTTAGTACTCCTATACTTAGTAACGGGGGAACAACTCGTGGGCTTCCTATCAGTTGCTTTCTCAATTATGTACCTGATTCGAGGAGGGGTCTCTCTGATCACTATGATGAGAACATATGGCTCGCAAGTTCGGGTGGAGGTATCGGTGGATATTGGGGAGATGTTAGGAGTGATGGTATTCCAACTACTCATGGTAGTAAGTCTACTGGTTCACTCCCCTTTATGCATGTCGTAGACGCAGAAATGTTAGCCTTTAATCAAGGTACTACAAGACGAGGAAGCTATGCAGCCTACTCAGATATATCACATCCAGAGATTGAAGAGTTCATTAATATGCGTAGAGCATCTGGTGGTGATATAAATAGAAAGAATTTAAATTTACATAACGCAGTTAATATAACAAATGAATTTCTAGAATGTGTTAGGGAGGATAAGTCTTGGAGATTAATTGATCCTAAAACTAAAGAGCCTACAAAAATAATAAAGGCTAGAGAATTATGGATGAAACTCTTGGAGACTCGTGCTGAGACAGGAGAACCTTATCTAATTAATATAGATAAATGTAATGAGTTCTTACCACAGGAACAAAAGGATTTAGGTTTAGAAATAAAACAAAGTAATTTATGTTCTGAGATTACTTTACCAACAAATGAAGAAAGGACTGCTGTTTGTTGTTTATCAAGTGTAAATTTAGAATACTTTGATGAATGGAAGGATAACCGAAAGTTTATCAAAGACTTAGTTAAAATGCTTGACAATGTATTGGAACATTTTATTGAAGAAATAGTGGACACATCCAGATTGGGTGGGTACACCGCAAATTTTAAGAGGTTTAAAACTTATGTTAGAGAAGAAAAAGAAGGAATGGTTAAAGCTGCCTACTCAGCTTACAGAGAAAGGTCTATCGGATTGGGGTCAATGGGTTTCCATGCTTATTTACAAAGCAAAGGACTACCTTTTAATGGCTTACAACAAACAGGTATTAACAATACGATCTTTTCTCATATCAAAACCGAGGCTTTACAGGCTACTAAAAAACTTGCAGAGGCTCGTGGGGAAGCTCCTGATGTTCATAGTAGTGGTAAGCGTAATTCTCATCTCTTGGCTGTTGCTCCTAATGCCAGCTCTAGTATTATATGTGGTGGTACTTCCCCTAGCATTGAACCATATCGTGCGAACATATATACGCACAAAACTCTCTCAGGTAACTACAAAGTTAAAAACAAATTCTTAGAAAAACTATTAAAAAAGAAAGGTTTAAACATACAAGAAAGAAAAAAAATATGGAAAGATATTTCTAATACTAGAGGTTCTATTCAAAATATTAAAATATTTAATAAAGAAGAAAAAGAAATATTTAAAACTGCAGATGAAATAAATCAATTACATATTGTTGAACATGCAAAGATAAGACAACCTTACATTTGTCAAAGTCAAAGTGTTAATTTATTTTTCATTCCTCCTAAAGCTACTGAATCACAGGAAGTACATGATGATTTTTTACAATATGTTAATGATGTTCACTGGTATGCTATGCACCATTTAAAATCCTTATACTATTTAAGGTCAGATACTGCAAAGTCTGCTGAGAATGTTAATATTAAAATACCAAGAATTAATTTGGAAGATGTTGACTGTTTAAGTTGTGAAGGTTAAGAATGCTTGAAGCAGTCTTGTTTTTCTTAATATTAATTGCAATGATTTTATTTATAATAAAAAAATAAGGAGAAAAAAATGAGTCTATTAAGTAGTAGAAATTACTACAAACCTTTTGATCATGCTTGGATGTATGATTACTGGGATTTACAAACTCAAATGCATTGGACGCATAAAGATATACCTTTAGCAACTGATGTAAAAGATTGGAATACTATCACAGATAGTGAAAGAAATTTATTAACCCAGATATTTAGATTGTTTACTCAGTCAGATGTAGATGTGGGTTCGGCTTATGTACATACATACATGAGAATATTTAAAAAGCCGGAAGCAGGTTTAATGATGGGTGCATTCCACCATATTGAAGGAGTACACCAAGCAGCTTACAGTGCTCTCTTAGATACTGTAGGTATGCCTGAAATAGAATACAAAGCCTTCTCAGAATACGAAGAGATGGCTAATAAACATGAATACATTCAAAAGTTTAAACCAACTCTTAAAGATAAAAAAGGAATAGCTAAAGCTCTTGCAGTTTTCTCAGCTTTTACAGAAGGACTACAGTTATTCAGTAGCTTTGCAGTCTTGTTAAACTTTCCTAGATTTGGAAAGATGAATAATATGGGTCAGGTTATAGCCTACTCAATACGAGATGAGAGCCTACATGTTGAGGCAATGACTAGATTATTTAGGGAGTTTATTCAAGAGAACCTTGAGATATGGACAGATGATTTTAAGAAAGAACTCTATCAGATATGTAGAGATATGGTAGAACTAGAAGATAAGTTTCTTGATCTTGTGTTTGAGATGGGAGATTTAGAAGGCTTGACCAAGAAAGAAATGTATGCTTATAATAGATACATAGCTGATAGAAGATTATTACAGCTAGGTTTAAAAACAAATTATGATCAAAGAGAAAACCCTCTGGAATGGATTGATGAGGTTATTGGAATTGAACATCAAAACTTTTTTGAAGGTAAGGCTACATCATATATGAAAGCTGGGTTAAGAGGAGAGCATGGAAGTTTAACTTTTACGGACATTAGAAATGAAGAAGAATGAAGCAACTCTTATTAGTTACAAATTAGTTATAGATCAGAAGGGGAAGGTTTATAGTGAAAGAAGTGTTAGTGATATAGATCAACTTGAAGAACGATTTACTGTTGTACTATTCAATACTTTAAAAACAATATTAAGAAATACTACTGTTGAATTAGATAAGATTCACAATAAATTAGAAGCTGATTTAAATGCCAGAATACAGTAAAGATAACTACAGTTTAAGACAGGTAATATAATACCCCTAGAACGCTCATAAAGCTCTTCTAAGGGATGTTTATATAACGACCCTTAAAGGACATCGTATTCTACATTTAGGTCCTTAAAAGCTGCCTAATTACAACGCTTATATTAGGTAAATTTTAACTTTATTTAGCTAAAGGATTTGTATTATTATCCTCTAGTTTTTCTACATCCTTTTCTAACGATCTTACAGCTACCGACAAACCTTCGAGCTGAGATTTTACTGAGCTTATTGCTCCGTTGTTGTTCTCTATTTTTGCAATCAATCCAGTGCTTTCGTTATCTAAACTTTTATTAATATACTCTATTGAAGTTTCTAAACTTTCAAATCTCTTTTCAATCTCA